GTATCTAATCCAGAACCAGATGCATCTCCTGCGGTTCCATCATTCATGTCTACGCGCACAGCATCAACATTAAATGTTGCTCCAGCTTTAAAGCTTTGGGCCGCTGCAGATTGTACATTAACGCTATTGGCTGATTTTATATTCATTGGACCAGTATGTGTTTCTAAATTAATGCCTGAAGCTTTTAAGTTATACGTGCCCGCTACATCAACGTTCATGTTTCCAGTAACTTTCATGTCAACATTACCAATAACTTCAAGGTTCATAGCATTATTAACTTTAACGTTATGATCACCATCTATAGTGACATCCATAGTACCTTTAATGTATACATGACCATTTCGTTCAAGTATCTCGTAGTTATCTCCAACTATCCTATTGACTTGAGTACCGTTGGCATCTATCTCAGTGAAGGTACCGCTCTTATGATATATGTGTACACGTTCAGAGTATTGAGTATCATCAAACTCCATGATATGGCCAGACTCTGTCATGAATACATGATTATATGGATATGAAGCATTGTAAGGGATGTGTGCTTGATCCCATGTCTTACCTGCAGCAGTCAGCACATCTTTCTCTCTTGCCAATTCTTTTTTGTAGACTATAGTCTTCTTGATGTCTTCATGTCTTGCTAATTTATTAGTGTCAGGTTCATTTAAATATAATGGATACTTACCTTTAGGATCTTTAAATCCCATAACAACAGCAGCGCCACCATTATTAATGCCTGAACTAGTATTAGACGAATCAACTGGAGCATTAACTCCTTGTACTGGAGTTAGATCTCCTGAAACGCTAGGTATACCATCTTTTAAGAATAGATCTTTTTCTGCAGACCTACGTTTAGTTAATCCAGCTAATACTACTCCACCAGCTTTATTATAGTCTAAGAATGATGTTGCGGTGTCTAGATATTTTGTAGTGTTTAGTTCTTTTAATAGAGTAGACTTACTTAAATTACCAGAACCTAAGTTATATGTAAAACAACACATTGCATCATACATTGATTGTGTGATGGGAGCTTTAACTTTTGTGTTTATTATAGGAGATACATTATTTTGTATATGAGTTAACAAATACTCATCAGCTTGTGCTTGAGTAATAGTTTGGCCTTGATAGACTGGAGTTCCATTAATGGACGTAGTACCATATCCTATAGTCCATATACCAACAGAATCTTGATATGCTGTTAATTTTAATCCTTCATATTGTTTGATTAAGTTTAAAGCATCTGAAGATGGAGTATATTTACTTGCAAGATTTAATCCAACATCTTCTTCTGCTGGTGTTGAGGAAGTATTAGTTGTAGTATCACCATTAGTATCTGTAGTAGTTTGACCATCTGAACCTGGAAGCATGCCATCTTCTTTGAGGATCATCTGATCATTATCTTGATCTATGGTGCCTTGTGCTTGTGGTATACCGCCAATTGTTCCTAAGATGATAGGTTGTTGTTCATCATCGTCTCTAAACATGACAACGACCCATGAACCCTCAACTGGACCTAGTGGTGCATGACCTATACCTGAGATTCCAGCCGAGGTGAGTGGTTGCATAGGATATGCCCATGGTAAATCCTCAGTCTTTAACTGAGTCTTATCACTATTATGTAGACCGACAACCCGAACCTGGCACCTACCAAGTTTTAGTGGATCTTGTCTATTCTCTACACATCCAGTATATAAATGCATTACTTGCCACCTTTATTTAAATCTACTATAAATGAATCCTTCATTAATTCCATATGACACTGATGCTTTTCTCTATTAATAAAATGATTGATACCAGATATTAAATAATTACCTGAAAACATATTATCTACAGTATCTTCAGGTGAATCTGCACCTTCTATAGGATTAAACTTATTAAGCTTGACTCTTACTTTTTGACCAACAGTATAGTCTGTGCGGCCAGGAACTACTATCTGTATCTTAGTGGCTTCGGCTTGTCTTAGTTGCGACATACGCTTTTGAATAGTCTTAGAGTTAGTTACATCACCAAAATTATTAAAATTTGCGTGATATTTAGGATAAGTAAATCCCATAGCATTAAATCTTCTTATTGATTTATTTGATGCAGATGCAAACTCATTTAAATGGGAGTTTTTAGCAAAGTCCTCTAGCATATCAAACGTCTTAACTACATACTTCTTAGTGACTAAGTCATAGTTAGTCATCTTATTTGCATACATACCAGATCTAACTTTATCCATATAGTCAAATATTTCTGGTATGGTTATATCTATGATTCGTTGATATTCTTTCTCAACGTTTCTATACGTTCTACCATCAGCAGTAAAGTCTCTCATGTAATTGTCTTGTACAAACTCTTGTACTAGATCACCTTGGTATAAGTAATCTAATGACACAAAATTAAGACCCAATCTATTTTCAAAGAATAGATAATTAACAGCTCCGTCTCTATTTGAAGCAGTCTCGGCTGTATAATTAAGACTCTTTACTGGTGGCCAATAGTTTGCTACAAACTTAACGCCATTAGGTGTTTCTTCAATGATAGCAGATTTCTTAGATTCTAACCCATCAACTCCAGTAATAATAGCTCTTGCTATGTCTGAGCATTTTCCAGAATAAGCTTTACTTGTAGCTTTATTAAGGTCGACGATAGCTTCTCGTGATATGAAATGTAGTTCATATATAGCACTCCTATCACCCTTTGCAATTCTATTTGTCATCTTATAGATATAGAATTGATCATTTATTGTTTTGTCTTTGCCTTCAAATGATGGCGTATGTATCTTGATATTAACAAACTCTTCACCCACAAATGGGAATAAGTTTGTAAGGTCTAATGAATCTTTTAATGCCAAGACTCCAGATATGAATGGAGACCATAGATCTTCATATAGTTCTATAGCTACTACTTGATTGGTTACATCTTGACCAAACCCGTTCGATGATATGATACGAATTTCATCAAATGCAACGTCTCCTGCGAAACGTATGGCTTCATTATAAGCTGGCATTATATAATATCTTTAAAGTTTTTGAGGATAGTGTTTAATAACGATGGAGAGATTAATTTGATCCTGCGCTTTGATTCATTTACAGAAACTTCATAATCATAATTAGACACAGAAGTACCTTGGCTAGAATCTACTATAAACCCATTTGCATTTACATAATGATGTATATTATATTCATTACCGGAACCATACTTATTAGTGATGTGTTTTTCTAATTCATAATTTGGTAATGGAAAATCATCAATATAGTTATACTTATCATTACATAGCATGACCACCCAATGATATAGAGGAGTACCATATACCTTTTCTGATATGATTTCTGGTGTTTCACCATCTCTAATATCATACTCATCATATAAAGTTACGTTAGATAATATCTCTTTACGAACACGAACGTTCTGTGAGATGTCTTTAACTAATTTATACTCGGTCTTACCATTGATTTTAAAATCGTATAAAAATGTAGGGAAGTTTTCAAAGTACATTATAGATTATCCTGTATTTTTTCTTTAGTAAGGGTTGCAAGCTCTTTAAAGGTTAGTGTTAAATTGATTTGTGTAGGCATACCATTTGCAAATGCTGTGAACTGACCATTTGGAGAGTAGTTAACTACCATGTCCGTAAGTACACATGATGTGTGTCTGTTTACATTCATGTTCTCTTGACCATTATTATAATAGAATATATCAAACTCTGATGGATATATGTATAAGAAGTTATTAGCATCTTTAAACTCTGGATGCATGTGATACTTAAATTGATAGATGATGTTTAGTACGTTCTCAGCTTCTTGTGCATCCCTAGGATAAAACTGATAATCAAACGTAAAGTTTCGAAAGTTAACGTGTTTAAATATTTGTTCTTTTCTTGGATTAGGTGCAAGTCCAGTAATCTTAGAGATTCCTCCAGTGCCTGGCAATTTAAGGCCTTGTGATAATGCTGCAGCTACTATAGCATTACCAGCACCGTCTCCAGCTATATTACTACCGCCTTTTTGTTTTCTTGCTTCTGCAGCTGCTGCAGTACCACCATAAGCAGCAAGACCCATAGCATAGACATCAGTATCTTCTTCATCGTAGTTAATACTATATGTAGTAGACATATTGTTTGGGGTGTGTAGCGCTATAGCTGTTGCTAATCTTTTCTTTGCGCCTGAGAAAGTAGATGCTACAGTTTCTAAGCCAATAGCTCCTATAGCAGCTATACCTGCCGCTTGCGCTGCGGCTTTTTTATCTCCACCTAATAATGCGCCACCAATACCCACAGCAGCCGGAGCAGCTACTGCTCCTATTGCTCCAGTTTTATACTTATTAGATAAAGCTGTTAAATCTCCATTATCTCGTGGAGTATTATCTTCTACAGTTTGTGTGCTTGGATCTTTAAGAAGTTTTGAATCAACTGCAACGTTGATATAGAATATGACATAATTTCCACCGTATTCTCCTACCGGACCCATTAAATCTAAAGGATATGAATGCTGTGATATATTATACTTATTGGTGTCAAACTCAGCTGGTCCTCCTCTACCTTTATAGAGAGTGCTGCCTGAATAATCTCCCATAGTAGATTTTGGCTCATTCGAATTAGGCCCTTTAGGGTTTAGTGTACCCGCATTAAGAGCATTTCTTCCTACATAACCTGGACCATTAAGACTAGCCATTATTATTTCCTAAACGTTTATTGATTATTTATATCACCCACAGGACAATAAATAGACATATGTTTCATAAACGAAAATATAAACCAATGTTTCCCGAGAAGTATGAGGGTGATCCTACTAACATAATCATGAGGTCCAGCTGGGAGACGCGCTTTGCTTCATGGTGCGATAAGAACCCATCTATATTAAAATGGTGTTCTGAGGAGACAGTAGTCCCGTATAGGTGTCCTACAGATAATCGACTCCACAGGTACTTCATAGACTTTAAGATCCGTGTAAAGACAAGAGATAATCAAACAAAGACGTATTTGGTTGAAGTTAAACCTGCTAAGCAGACGCAACCTCCAGAGTATCCTGGTCGTAGGACTAAACACTACATTACAGAATCATTGTCTTTTATTAAGAATCAAGCTAAATGGAAAGCAGCTACAGAATATTGTAAAGATAGGGGATATGAGTTTGTTATCATCACAGAAAATGAATTAGGCCTGTAATTACATATAAATAATCAAATGGCTCAGAAATTAAAAGACGTATTTAAACAGAATCCATATGAACTAAAGCAAGCAGCATTTAGATCAAGGGCATGGTTTCAACAACAAGCTATCTTATTAGGTAGACAGAATATTACCCGTCAAAAGGTAATGAATTCAAACCCTAAACAAGTAAAAGCTCAGGTAGTTCCAGGCAGTTTGTATATGTTTTTCTATGATCCTAAATTTAAAGACGAACTACCATACTATGACAGATTTCCACTAGTATTCCCATTCAAAAGGGTTCCAGGTGGATTCATGGGATTAAACATGCATTACATCCCATATCAAATGCGTGTCATGTTATTACAAAGATTAATGGATTTTGCTACAGATAGCAACTTGACTGAAAACACTCGTCTTAAGCTGTCTTGGAGACTTATAGGTGGGGTGTCTAAGTTTAAATGGGCACAACCATGTGTTAAACACTACCTAAATGATCATGTTAGATCTACGTTTAGGAAGATAGATGCTCCAGATTGGACTACGGCTATGTTATTACCAGTAGAACAATTTGTAGGAGCACAAAAAGCAAAAGTCTGGAAAGACTCGATGGGATACTAATGGCAACATTAAATGAATTCATAGCAACTATAGCTGGAGAGGGATTGATGCGAACTTCGCGGTTCGCTGTCATGTTCACATTACCTAGTGCTATAGTTGAAGGTAAGTATACAAGAGATCTAAGAAAAGTCTTACTATATTGTGACAATTTAAATTTACCAGGTATTACATTAGAAACTACTGCAGCTAAGACATTCGGCGAATCTCGAGAGATGCCACATAATAAATTATTTGATACAATCAATATGGGATTTTATGTAGATAACTCCATGTCAGTCAAGTTATTATTTGACAATTGGATGGGAGCTATACA